CGGCTGCTCCGTCGGGCGGTTCTCGATCTTCGCGGTCAGCATCGCCAACTTCTCGTTGCGCCAAGCCCTGCGCAGGCAATCCCCGAAACTCTTGCCCGGCTGTACCTTCTTAAGGTACCAGGCGTTCTTCATGATCTTCGATTTGTCGTAAGTTGCTTTCATCGCGTTGTCCGTTTTTATTACCTTCAAAAAGGTACAATCGTCAAATATTCAGTCCCCACGCTTGCGTTTTTCATCTTAAATCGTATATTTGTATCAGCTTTGTGGGTTTCACATTGCAAATATACTAAACTATTTGAGTATACACCAAGATAATGAAGTATTTTTCAATCAAATAATATTATATAATTACAGAATATTATAAGCACAAACCCTTCATGGCTGATAAACTGATAGATAAGGCCGTAGAATTACTACAAAGCACACAAGACACTCCGTATAAGATCGCCAAAGCGACTGGATTGTCACAAACAATTATCGGCAAATGGAAGAAAGGAGAAGGCAAGCCGAGTAGAGCAAATGCCAGATATATACTCCAATATTTTGGCATATCCAACATAGAAAACCAACCTGTCAGCCAAGGAGGCGAAGACGTCACGCCAACGAAAGCTGAACTAAATAACCCAAAAACTATGGAGAGATTCTTAGATTCACTACTCCGCCAAAACGAGGAGTTGATTCGGCAAAACGGGGCTTTAATTGACCTGTACCGAGAAGAGAGAGCGAAAAGCAAGGGCGATGTCGCCCAAAAAAAAGAGGCATAGCGGTATTCTAATTAGCCTTATGCCATCTTCGTTAGAGCGGAAGCGATACGATAAAATAGAACCACCCAAAATAAGCTCCATATAATCGAGCTACACATTTAAAGGAGATTACGGTCTCCTTTAAAAATGACCGGGGCGCCCGCAGACCAAAACATAAAAACTTCGGTTTATTTCAATAGCACAAATATTTTTTACTCTTTTCTTACCACCTCATTTCGATAGGGGTAAATTCATAAACTCATGAAAAAGTTATTACACTTCTTACTATTCATTGTTGGACTAACATTATGCGCCTGCACATCAGAAAGCAATAATGATGATGGTGGCTTTGATCCACTAAGTGGCTACAACAAGAAATTCGATTTTTCCAATGTTGACACGGTAGGACTTCGTATTACAGAGTGTTGGGGTGATTATGGGGACAGCAACGATGGCACTGTTACCTACCCAATTAGGGAATTGTGGGGTAAAGATTATGTTGTAATATTGGGCAAGCGAAATGACACATATGCCTGGATCGGAGTGTTTGACTACTTTTCCCGTAAATGCATATATGATTATACAGACTGGGAAAAACCAGTCGGATATACAGAATATGGGGAGGAATATAAATATGATGTTACAGAGATCTGGCCAACTCAATTAACATTCGGGGATAATTACTTCACAGCCGCAATGCGCTACAGCGATTGGGAAAATAATAGAATTCGAATTGACTTTGTTGTATATACATCGGATAATAACACAATCAGGAGAACGATATTAGACGAAATGCTCAGATCGGCTCCGCTAGGTAGCCATAACGTTGGAAATTTGTATGGGGACTTTTCGTTCTTTTATTTATACCACACCCATCCAGAGTCGCAGCAGGCATGGTTTTATAATTCGAGCATTAATGAAATAATGGTATTATTTACGTTCAATTATTCCTTACCTCAATCGACGGCATTAAATATAATAAAGGCAGCATTCACCGATGCAGATTATACGCAATCTCGCATCCTCATAAACCCTAATGATGTAGAATCCTGGCTCGCGTATACAAGTCCAGATCAATCAATCAAATTAGTGGCTTACGATCATGGCGAACTATCCGACGTTCAGGAAGTAGCGATTTTCGATGAATATACGGGCTCCTATGACCAAGCGCCACGGTATGCGGTTGAATACTTAGAACAGGAAGCCGATAGCCATTTATTAAAAGTAACCCGCACTGAATATAACGGGACGCGGGAATCCAAGAAGGTGCATATATACATTTACGATAATGAATACAATATAAAAATAGAGTAACTACATGATTCATAAAGAGGATATTTCGTTTACAAACGAAATTTTGTCGAGTATAAACGACCCGCGTAAATCATTACTTATCGTTGATGTTTACCGATTAGCTCAGAACGAAGCACAGGCTGATAGAGTAATGAATACGTTGGTCGAATATGAGGCCACCCGCAAATCTAATTTGGCATTAGAAAAAACGTGCAACACAGCAGTATTAATTAATAATGGTGGTGCTGAATATATATTTGCCCAACAACAGGAGCGCGAAATAACCCTTCGACAAGAGCGTGAATTTAGGGAATTGTCAATACAAGAAATAAAACGCAATAGACGGTGGGCGTGGGCAGCTTTTTTAGTTTCGCTTGTAAGTATAGGAATATCTATCATTTCGCTATGCGTTAAATAGCAATAAAAAAGTGACACAAAATCTGAGTCGTTCACGTAACGGTTTTTTGTACCTTTAGAACAATAAACACCACCAAAGTAAGTTTTCCCTATGGGGGAAAACACAAACCTTTAGAACAATCCATCCAAAGATAAAAGCCTCAAAAATTAGGGGCGGAATCCATTGTTATTAAAATGCCTGCTCCCACCTTTGCCTTGAGAGATTGTTTTTCATGGCAGAAGGGAAGCTGACGATAAAGCAGGAGAAGTTCTGCAACAAGTACCTCGAGTGCGGCAACGCATCCGAGGCGTATCGTTTTGCGTATAACTGCTCGAAGATGAGCGATAATACGGTATGGAATAACGCATATCAACTATTACAAAACAGCGAGGTTGCAACGAGGATAGATTACCTCAAAAACCACCTTGCCGAAGCGGCTGGCATATCTGCCCTCCAGGTCATCCGTGAACATCAAAAGATAGCATTTTCCGACGCAACTCGCATTCGTAACGGCTGGATGTCGCTCAAAGAGTTTGAGAATCTCACAGATAACGAAAAGGCGTGCATTAAATCCATTGAGACAAAGCAGACCAAACGCACGACCCCAATGGGGGAAGAGGTGATCGACGAGCAAGTGAAAATCACCTGCTATGACAAACAGAAAGCGCTCGATAGTATTGTAAATATGCTCGGATATAATGCCCCGGAAAAGCACGAACACGCAGGTAAAAACGGCAAAGACCTATTCCCGAATATTCAAGTTGAGATCATAGACCGCCGCGAGCAGGTGGATACCTCAGATGAAGATACAGACCACTAATATCTATGCTCGTATCGAGAAGGCGATACGCTGCGGATACACAATAATATCCGCTCAGGGTTCATCACGATCCAGCAAAACGTACAATATCCTAATATGGATTATAATTTACTGTCTACAGCATCCGGGGGTTTCTGTGTCTATTGTCCGCGCAACACTTCCCGCCATCAAAGGATCGGTATTCCGAGACTTTAAAGAGATACTATACAAAATGATGGTATTCGACGAAAAGAACCTGAATAAGTCGGAAATGATATATACATTCACTAACGGATCCTTCGTCGAATTTTTCTCTACGGATTCCGAGCAAAAACTACGCGGACGCAAAAGGCATATTCTATATGTTAATGAGGCCAACGAACTGCGATTTATCGAGTGGCAGCAATTGAAAATGCGCACTACCCTATTTTCCATTGTCGACTACAATCCATCCTTTTCTGATGAACACTGGCTGTGCGACCTCAATCGTGATCCTCGGACATATCATTTTATATCTACCTATAAGGACAATCCCTTTCTTGAACAGACGATAATTGACGAAATCGAATCTTTGCAATACAAGAATCAATCGCTTTGGCAGGTATATGGCCTCGGGCAACAAGCTATTGTCGAAGGACTGATTTTTCCCAACATAGAAATTATTGACGAGTTCCCCGAATACGCAAAAAAACAGGCTATCGGGCTGGATTTTGGCTACACAAACGATCCGACTGCGGCTATTAAATGCGGAATATTGGATGATGCGCTACACCTCGATGAACTTGTGTATCGGACACACATGTTGTCCTCAGATATCATCCACGAACTGAAGCCACACAAACTGCATGTTTTCCCGGATAGCGCCGACCCCCGGCTGATCCAGGAGATAGCAAATGCAGGCATCATAATTTACCCTGTACAGAAGTATAAAGGCTCCATCATGGCAGGCCTATCCAAGATGCTCGAGTACAAGATCAAGATAACAAAACGCTCCGTAAACTTGATTAAGGAATTTCGCAATTATACGTATTTACAGGACAAAGACGGCAAGTGGCTAAATGAGCCTATCGACGCCTACAATCACGGGATAGATGCTGTCCGGTATTATATCCTTGGAAATATCATTGGCAGGATCATGTCCGCCAAAACATATGACAAAAAGGCATTAGGCATTTGGTAAAGAATAAACTATTAACATACAATCATAATAAGGCTTAACAATATATGGCATCAATAATTAAAGGGATCTACTCTCTTGTCAAGAACTTGATTCTTAATTCCGTGGGTGTCGAACGGGAGTTCATACAATTAATCAACGATAGGGACATTGGGAAAGTTCAATCGCTCATGCAAAACAGGGATGAAATAGTGAATGAATCCATATGCGAATATGATCCCCTAAAGCACAAAGTTACGAAGCGCATGGATAAAGATCGGCTTGGAGACGATCCGTACTTTTCCGAGAAATTGCCTCGTGCCCGGCAACGATACATTAATGAAGTAGAGCTTTTCTTCCTGCTTGGGAATCCTATAAAATGGAAGTTATCAACCAACGAGGGCAATGACGATGCCTTCCAGGAATTCAATAACTTTCTTCGAGACATACGCTTCAATACAGTGCTTAGGCAAGCGAAAAGGTTGGCAGGGGCAGAAACCGAAAGCGCTATCCTTTTCCACATCTATCGGGATGATGTAACCTTTACACCCTCGGTAAAGGCTTTAGTACTATCGTACTCCAAAGGATATACATTACGTCCCTTATTCGACCAGTACGGCAACTTGCTTGCATTCGGATATGGCTACAATCTGCGGGAAAACAATAAAACCATACAACATTTTGACATCCAAACAGCATCCACAATTTACAGAACAAAAAAAACATCAGTTGGATGGGAGGTAGATGCGAATCCAAATCCTACCGGCAAAATCAATATCATATACATTCAGCAAGATAAAGCGTGGAATGGGCTTCAATCCCGTATTGACCGGGAAGAGGACATCGATTCAAAAGTTGCCGATACCAATAATTACTTTGCCGATCCAATTGCCGCCGCGACAGCGGATGTAGTAGATAAACTTTCCGGGCCCGACATACCTGGCAGACTTATTCAATATATTGGAGCCGATTCTAAATTTGAATACATCAATCCCCCCATAGCGTCTGAATTACAGGCAAACGAAAAGAAAGACCTGAATGCCTCAATATTATTCGACACGTTTACTCCTGACCTGTCATTCGAGAACATGAAAGGCATGGGTACCCTATCTGGCGAAGCCATGAAACGCGCAATGGCGCTCGGATACATGAAAAGGGACAATCTAAAGGAAATATATGACATCGCAGTCGATAGGGCAAAAAACGTCATTCTTGCAATAATGATGAATGTAACTCATATCGGCATAAAATCTAAGCTCGCAGTTTTAAATATTGAACATGAATTCGCGGAACCATTCAGCGAAGATGTGACCGCCCGATGGACAGCTATTGCAAAAATGTATCGCGATAAAGTAATATCACTTGAGCAAGCAGTAAAGATGCTGGGCGTAGCTGAAAATCAGGAAGAGGAGGTGTCGCGCATAAAAAATGACACGCAAACTTCAAACCTTTTGACCAAAATCGACGAGAATTCAAAGGTTGACACCCCGACCGAATAAAACCTTTAGGACAATGAAGGCTATTATACATCAATTTGACCCACAAATTTATCCTCGGTTAATTTGGGTGGTGATAGGTGAAAAAAGCGCATCTGCAATAAGCGATAGGTTTGAAAATATAACAGATATGGACGACACATCTGCGGCGGATACGCAGAGTACATACGACATCACAAATAAAAGGGGTGGAGTTCTTATCAGGTTCGCCACAAAGGCGAACGCTCAAAATATCCAGTACGTTTGCCACGAATCTACACATGCGGCTATGGAGATATTCGATTATATCGGCGGACGCATTGATTGCAGTAACCAAGAGCCATTCTGTTATTTGGTCGGCTGGATATCTGAATGCATAAAAGAGGCTTTGAATTACCGTACAAAAAAAGTATAAATTTCCAGCCTGCCCATTGTTATTAAAATGCCCGTCGAAATCTTTGCAATAGAGATTAATTATAAAATAATATGAAAGAAAAACTTTTAGCATTGCTCCAAACCAAATTTGCGGGGGTGGACAATGCGATCCTCGACCGAATCGCAACGAAAAAGTCGGAGAATGTAACGGACGAAGCGCAATTACCTACCATAGCAGAGGGGATTGGCTTTCAGGACGTGTTAACCAGCTACGGCGACTACCGTGCAGGGGATGCACAGCAGACCGCAGTCAAGAACTACGAGAAGCGGCATAACCTCAAAGACGGGAAGCCTATCGAGCAACCTGGCATAGGGAACACCCAGGGAAAAGAAAATCCCGATATTCAAGCCCTGATTGACGCTGCAATCGCCGAAAAAGTCACCCCCTTACAGGAGAAAGTGGCAGCTTATGAAGCCGAGAAAACCGCAACCGAACGCTTAGAGATGATCGGCAACAAAGCCAAGGAACTTGGCATTCCTGAGTGGCGTGTAAAAGAGGGGTTTGCTATTTCAGACGGTATGGATGAAGTGGCGATCACTAATTACCTCACGGGGATTAAGCAAAACATTACTACAGCAGGGTTAGAAGGAAAGAGCGGGTTTCCGCTCGCAGCCACAGGAGAGGCTACCAAAGAGGAGGCCGATGCCATAGTGGCTGGAATGCGAATCTAAAATCAAAAAAAAATGGCAACAGCAGATTTAACAAACGAAACTACCGAGATCATCACGGGCAAAGACAACGTCGTCATCGTGAATCATTTCGATGGCATCAGAGGCGGCCGGACATTGGATGTAACCGGCTTTGCGCCTAAGGTCATCCACGCAGGGCATGTCATCATCAAGACCAGCGCCGGAGAATATGCCCCGATGCCTTTAACCCCTTCGGGTGACGCCTATGCAACACTGCCGGAGGATGCCGAATATGCTGGTTATCTCGTTGCGACAATCAGCACGGAACACCCCTTCGCTGGGATTATGGTGCGCGGCACTATTAACCCCAAAGCAACGCCGTTTGACATGGCCTCAATCATCGAGGCTGTCAAGACTGCATTACCTTTAATTGACTATCAAGAGGACTAAATCATGGAAAAATCCCTTTATTTTGAGTACGTTCGTAAGTACTTCCCGAAACTTATCCTATCTATTGTCGAAAAGCTGAACGACGCAAACCAAACACAGCTATCGTACATGTTCAAGCAACTCCTGTCCACGGAATATTCTGTTGACGGGCGTTGGGAATCTCTGGTGGGGCAATATACGCGCGTTGCGGCAGATGTTGTGGCGATGGATTCGCCGCTGCCTCTGAAAAAACGCGATTCAATGTCCCGCAAAAGCGGCGAGCTTCCCAAGATGGGTATGGAGCTTTTCTTGAATGAGAAGCAGATGACCGACATCGATACAATGCTCGCCCTGGGTACGGATGTCGACACCATCGTCCAAAAGATTTTCGCAGACACGCCCCGCGTCATTGTTGGTATTTACGAGCGTGTGGAATCCATGTTCCTCGAAGGCTTCTCTACTGGTGTCGCCCTCGCGGACGAAGACAATGTAGGAACAGGGGTTCGAATCGACTATGGCTATCTTACTGAAAACAAATTCGGCGTCGCCCAAATCTGGAATGGCAACCCAACTACGGCCAAGGCTATCGACGATATCAGTAAGGTAGTACGGAAAGCTACGGATGATGGCAATAGAATTATCCGAGCATACGCGGACAAGTATTGGTTTGACGAGATAAGCAAAAACCAGCAGGCGCGCGAAGAGTTCGCATTCCTGCAAGGATTTGTAGGCGATAAGGTGCCTAATTTGTTGAACGATCAAGTTTCCGCTGTTATGGAACGTAAGTTCGGCTTCCCTGTGCAACTTATTGACAGGGCTGTAAGAACTGAGAAAAACGGCGTCCAGACGACTTCGCGCCCGTGGAAAGAGGGCACCATCGTATTCATTTGCGACACTCAGGTTGGATCGCTCGTGTGGGCTCGCCTTGCAGAGATGAATCATCCAGTCGCAGGTGTTTCATACGAAACCGCCGACAATTACATTCTCGTATCCAAGTATCGTGAGAATCGTCCATCGCTGCGTGAATACACCACTTCGCAGGCGCGTGTCGTGCCGGTTATATCCAACCCTGACCGAATCTACACGCAAGACATTAAAACTGTACAGGCGTAATGAAGGCTCGGATATTAATGGAGTTTCGCGATAAGGACAATTTCGATAAAATATACCGTCAAGGAGATATTATCGAGGTCACCCGCGAAAGATACCAAGAACTAAAAGCATTAGAGCTCGCAGAAGAGGTGAGAGATCGCAAGCAGCCCGACAAGGCACAAGAACTGTAACATGACGGTAGCAGAATGCATACATCAGGAGTTCAGCATGGTCGGAACCATCTCCGACTATGGCGTTCGCCGCTTCGCCAGGGAATGGGGTTACGATCCCAACTCCCTGGCGGGTAGCGACCATCAGCAACAACTAATCGCCAAGCGCGTATCCGAATTCATCGACAGCCTGATAATGCACCCTCTGTCGGTAAGCGAAAACGGGCATTCGGCGTCCTGGTCTGAAAGCGCCATGAAGCAACGGGCACAACTGATGCTTCGGCAATATGGCATCACGCCCGGCGAAGAATTGAGCAGCTCTATTGGCCTGTCCTCGATAAAGAATGCTTCGAACTTGTGGTAATATGTATTTCGCGCCCCACATACTCTATTTGAGGATCGATCCTCCCAAACAATACGACGAACTGGGACGTCCGATAGCTATGTCCGAAAGTGATGCGTGGCAGGAAATAGGTGATTGTCGTTGCGACGACGACACAACCGTCCGCCTTGTATCAGAGAACGGAGAGGTACGCCAATCGAAATACCACATCGTCTACGAAGGGAGAGGAGTACCCAAAGGAGGTTACGTGAAATGCATTGACAAGGCAACCGGCACAGTACGGGGCGAAGGTACAGTGGCAATAGCCAAGGTAAACAACTATTTCAACGCTTCAGACCTTTGGATATGATTACAACGGGAGACGCGCGTAACATACTGTTCTCGGCGTGTAAGGGGGTTGGGATAAAGGATATGCACACTTCATGGGCGATCCCCGATGGGAAAGTCGATAGAGAGCGTATCGTCGTCATCACACCACCCGAGCAGACGCCGGACACGTATTGGGAAAATTGCTTTGTTGCTGTAAACCTGTGCGTCCCCGACATCAAGGGAGAAGCGAACCTAAAACGGTTGGACGAACTCGAACGGGCAGCCAAGGCGAGGTTCAAGGAATGGACATACGGCACTTACGACGGATCCGCATACAGGTACAGGTATGAGAATATCGGCCGCGAAGAAGATGTGAACCTCGGATGCCACTATATCTACATCAGAGTACTATTCAGAGTATTAAACATTAAAAACAACTAAAACAATGGCAAAAGTAATAGCAGTAGGAATCAAGAAGCTGTATTATGCAGACCCCGCGAAGGTCACAGGAGATCTTACGGGTACCCTTCTGGCAACCATCATTAAAGATGTCAGCACGAAACAGGTGGAGAACATCCATCAAGACACATGGAGCATCGAAGAGGAGGAGCCGTCTACCACAGAGTACAGGAACCAACTCACCAATGGCGTATATCGCCAAGACACCGAAATGGGTAACATCCAGATGTCGTTTACCATCGGGCAATACGACTATGAAACCAAGGCGGCTTTCATGGGCGGCACGGGGTCGGAGACGTCATGGAAGCGTGCGCGAGGCGTCACGCGCATTGAAAAATGCATGATCGCCCTAACGGAGGACAATCAGTATTGCGTCTTTCCGAAGGCCTCGGTTATCGCCCGCAACACCAACAATGAGGGCGCCGTAGGTATCGGTGTAGCAGCTGCTGCCCTGGAACCCGACAACACGGCGGTCTCGTCGGAATATTGGTTCGATTCTTCGGAGGTGGACGTCGAATAAAAACCTCCAAGCCATCAGCAGTCCAGGGGTGGGAGGCGTGTGCCCCTCACCCCTATTTCTTAAAATCAATCTTATGAAATTGGAGTTTATCAGTATCCGTATCGCATCGAAGGGATACACTGTATACAAGATGTCCCCCATGACGGCAACGCGCATCATGACGGCGCGGGATGTCAACAAAGATCCGGACGAGAGTAAGGCATGTATATCGGCGATGGCGCATAGTATAGCCTTGGCGGTTGTCGGCAGCCGCAACATATTCGCGGGTGTCAGGGTGTGGTTTTTACGCCGAAGATTCATGAGGCGGAGCACATTCAACGAGTTGTTCGACTGTTACCAGAAAATACTGCTGATGATACCCCTTGAGGATATTGCCTCGGTTGCAGCCGTAATGGAGGGATTGTCCGCAACAATATCCAAAGACCATGAGTAAATCGGCGGATATTGTCGCCAGGTCATTGTTGAATACGCATCATGCGTCGGTAAAGCTCGGGGTGCTGACATTCCGGGTATACCAGCCGTTCGTGAAAGATTTGGCAAGGGCATTCGTCGGAGGGAAAATAGACGTTTCGATCTCCGGAAGGCAAAAATATTCCATGGAAACAATATCCAGGCTGCTTTTCCGGCGCTCATGGTGCCAGAAACTATTCCTGTGGTACGCCAAGCGGTATGCCACCTGTGAAGAGATTTCCGCCGCGACCATGAAAATAGCCGACATCGTATCGGGCAAAGACTTGTTCGATTCGGTGAAGATCGACAAAACACGCCGGAAAACAGTATCTGAAACCGTCGGGAATAATACGATAACGGGCATTATCGCAACGATGATGGATCAATTGAACATCTCCTACAACGAAGCCTTCCAGGGCATAAACTACCCTACCATGCTACTCATGATGACCGACAAGGTGCGCACGCTCGTAGGGGACGAGGAAAAAATAGTGCGGGGATCGGGCGCCGATATGGCCCGGAGAAGAAACAATAAGAAAAGAGGCAATAAAGAGCAGTAATGAGTGCATTATCATTCAAAATAAACGCGGAAACCGATAAACTCAAGAGTTTTATTACCATGCTTGAGCGGTTGCGGCAGGTACTGGCCGAGATTCCGGACAGCACAAAGGAATTCGACGTCATAAACCGTAAAATTGGCGAGATGGAGGCGCGTGTCGAGCAGACAATGCGCAAAATCGCCCAGATGGAGCAGCAGGCAATGGATGCGGCGTCCAAGGCTGCCGCATCGGCCACGACCGGAACTGCTGGCGGCGGTTCTACGGCAGGAACAGCGGCGACCCAGGCCGAAACTGCGGCATATCATGAACTTATTGAAGAGCTTATAGCAGTCAATGCCTCAAAACGGGAGAATGTCGCATTAATATCCCAATATGAAGCGCAGATAAAGCGGCTCAAATCGGAAATCCGCGATCTCAATAAAACAGAAAGCAGCGGCATAAAGCTCACACAAAACCAAAAAGCAAGCCGTCTTAATGCCTCCGTTTCGATTGAAGAGTATAAGCAAGCCTTATCCCGCGCAAGACAAGAACTCGCCAACCAAATCAAATTAGAACAGGTTGCCAGAGGGTCTATTGACGAGATGTCGCAGGCTCTGGGCAGAATGCGGACTATCTACCGCTCTCTGAATGAAAGCGAACGCGGTAGCAACTGGGGACAAAACCTACTTAAAAATATAGAAGGCCTTGACGCAAAAGTTAAAGAACTGGACGCGTCAATGGGCGTCCACACCCGGAAAGTAGGCGACTATGCCTCGGGATTCAATATGCTGGGATTCCAGATTCAGCAGGTTGCCCGCGAATTTCCTGCATTGGCATACGGCCCACAGGCTTTCTTTTCCGGCATATCCAATAACATCCCAATGTTGGCTGATGAAGTCGCCAAAGTAATCAAAGAAGTCCGGGCATTAAGGGCGGCAGGCGAGGCGTATGTACCTGTATGGAAGCAAATTGCAAAATCAATCATATCCTGGCAAACCCTGCTTGTGGCCGGCGTAACCGTGCTTACCCTTTACGGCAAGGAGATAACCAACTGGGTAGCGTCGCTGTTCAAAGGTAAAACGACGATAGACGCCTCTGCCGCTGCACTCGAACGCTTTAATTCCGCTATGGCTCAAGGTTCAGTGTCGGCTCAATCCGAATTAACCAAATTGAACCTGCTGTATAGGGCTGCGACAGACCTTTCCAAGCCCTATGAAGAAAGAGCCGAAGCGGTAAAAAAACTGCAAGACATATACCCCGCTTACTTTGGCAATATGGCTGCGGAACAGGTTATGGTCGGGAATGCTGTCGGTGCTTATGAAAACCTGCGCGACGCAATTATCGAGGTCGCAGAGGCGAAAGCCGCCCAAGAACTTATTACAGAGGACGCAAAGAGTTTAAAACTTATTGAAAAAACAGGGGATGCCTATACCAACTATTCTCTTGCTTTAAAAGAATACAGAGTAGCATATGCTGCAGCACAAGAAGCCAGCAAAGGGAAGGGCCCAATAACATTTTCTCTCACCTCTGAATCTGCAAGTTTTGAAAGGGCGAAAGCAAATTTAAGGAGGTTTAGGGATGATTTTATTAACGAATTATCAAATCTCAGTAAAGATGGTGATGACCTTTGGAAGCGTATAAACGAAGGCTATGAAGGTGATGTCGATGCATTTATTGCGGCGATAAATGCCGGCATCGAAAAATTGACCCCCGCAGCAGAAAAATTATTTGTAGGGAAAACCCCCGCCGAACTTAACGCAGAATGGAAAAAAGCACGCCAAGAGGCCAAAAGCGCAGCAGAAAAAGCCGCATCCGATCAAGAGCGCAACCTAAAGGAGCTCGGCAAGCAATTGCAAAAGCTCCGGGATGATGCGTTGCAGGCGGAGGTAGATTCCATGAAGGAGGGCACAGCCAAGAAACTCGCCCAAATCGACCTTGACTACCAGAAACGCGCCCGTGCCATACAGGAGGCAGAGGAGCGCATCAGGGAGTTGCAAGGTGGGGAATTGACCAAGGGGCAGCAAGCCCAAATAAAAGCATTGAACCAGGTCAATGAAAAAAAACGTGGCAAGGATTGGGATACTGCGTTCCTATCCGAAGCTGGCATCGAAAACACAGAGGAATATCTCAACAAGCAACTGCAAGTATGGAATGAGTATTACATGAAATATGGAACGCTCCTCGAAAAAATACAGGCTACAAAGTCCTATTATGACAAGAAGATCAGCGAAACCGAAGATGCGGGTGCAGTTGCAGCTTTGAAGGCTGAAAAGAACGCCGCCCTGGCCGCGCTCAAAGTCGAGGGTAGTACTTTTGTAGATGATTTGGTAGGCAAGGCAGGGGAATACATTGATAGGATTAAAAAAGAAATAAAATCCGCTATTGAAGTTCTGGAAGACGAATACAACAAACTGCCTTCGTCTGATTCTGAACAAGGCGATGATATACGGAATCGAATAAACATCTTGCGGGCACAGTTATCGGCACTTGAAAAGATGGATCCTGTGAGCGATGATGAACACAGCGAATCATTTAAGAAATGGCAAAAGCTATATAATACTCTCACCAAAATTGAGGGGCAATTTAACGATATAGGCGAAGCTGCTGGCGGAGCAATGGGGGAAGTAATATCCACGGCGAGCAAAATTACCACCAGCTCATTGCAAATGATTAACAGCATTAAAACACTTGCGGAAAGTTCGGCGGAAGGTATTGAAGCAACGGGAGAAGCAGCAGCTACCACTATCCAGAAAGTAGAACGAGCATCCGTGATTCTCGCTATTATACAGGCTGCACTACAAATCATACAAAGCATCGCAAGTCTTTTCGGAGATACAGAAACCTCGATGGAGCGAAATATCCGGGAGGCGCAAGAACTGAACGAGGAGTTGCGGGTAATGAATGAGCGCGCACGCCTGAACGCCGATATATTCTCAACTATTTTTGGCGAAGATGCTTTTGGAAGCTATACCAACAATGTCAAAGCCCTAAGCGACGCGCTTAATGATTATCAAGCTACTATGGATAAAATCACTAAACGCGGGAAAGAGCAATATACGGAAATAGGCAACAACACAGGATTAGCAAATCTTTTAAAAACAGATTTTGTTTGGGAGAGTGTTTCCGAATCTGTTGCTAACATGATGAACCAAGTGCGGCATTCTACGTGGTTCAGAGATGCAAAATATAAAAAGCTAAAAGATGTTGTCCCCGAACTGTTTGAAGAAAGTGGGGTACTAAATATGCAAGCCCTTAAAGAATTCGTAGAAGGGAATAGCGATACTTTCAAACACCTCTCCAAAGAAAATCAGACCTATCTTAAAGAGTTGGTTAATAATTGGGAAACCTATGAAGAAGCCGTAAAAGCAGCAAACGACTATCTTAACGGTCTGTTCGGCGATTTAGGATCTACAATCACAGATGCCTTGGTTGATTCCTTTGAAAAAGGGATAAATGCTGCTGACGCTTTCGGAGAAGCCGCGGGGGATATGTTAAAAAACCTGGCAAAACAGGTGTTATACACCGCGACAATCGCACCTGCGATTGAAGACGCACAAAAGAAGATAGACGAGATAAACAGGGATGCAGGGCTTAGCGATGAACAACGATTCGATGCCTTGGCAGGCGTGGTGGGCGATCTTTTGGACGATGTTATGGCACAACAGCAATTGGGCCAAGAGCTATGGGATCGACTTCAACAGGCCGCAGAAGAGCGCGGGATAGACTGGGACGAAGGAGCCGCCAGCCAACAAGCAACATCCCGGGGCTATCAAACGATATCGCAAGATACGGGCGATGAATTAAGCGGGCGCATCGCTGACGTCCAAGGCAAAGTAACCGACATCCGCGGCTATGTAATGGCGCAGACGCAATCAATAATCGGTCTTTTAACGTCTATGGCCAATATTGAAACAGCCATGTACGCAAGCGTACAGGTAAATAATGAGCTGCTCCGATATGCTGTGATGACCTACATGGAAATTGTGGAAATAAACGGCAATACAGCAGCCATGAGAGTTGTATTACAAGGCATCCAAGAAGATATTGCGGCGATCAAACGTAACACGAGTGAATTGTAACCATGAAGATTAAAAAAGACATATCAGATCTAAGCAAGTTCATCGACGGCATTCAAGGTGAGGTCGTGGATTTCATGGATGAGAAAGCGCGAGAGGCCATAAAACTCCAACAGGTCGAAGCCAATTATCGGAACCATACATGGAATCTTCGCAGTTCCCTCGGATATGTTGTAACCTACGACGGCAAGGAGAAGCGGCGGTACATAAGCGGAATGAATTACGGTGATGAAGCTGCTGAGGCGATCAAAAAATGGCTCGATGAAGTCAACAAGTCGGGAACCAGCATTGTATTTGCCGATGGCATGTTTTACGCTTCTTTCGTCAGCTCAAAAGGCTACGATGTCCTGGACACCGCACAATCTTATTTAGTCAAAGCATTAAACGGAAGAAAATGAAAAGGGATTTACTCATAAACGGCTACGATGCCTATGCAATGGGTATCACAATGGGATCGGGTTTCATTGCAAGTCTAAGAGCACCGGCAAGCCTCAAAGATTTTGTAGAGAATGACGACCCCAAAAAGGACGGCAAGCAGGTAATTTACCCCGAAAAACCGAAAGTTGCCGCCCGCGATCTGACGCTTACATTCGTGATCTTCGGCGACACGCTTGCAGAGCATACGGCGAATTACAACAGTTTTATAGAACTACTAAAAAGAGGCAAAATAGACATCAGCGTACCTTTAATATCTGCGGATATTTACCATTTGACCTACATGGGCAATTCAGGCAGCTACATGATGTCCGCAGACCTTACCACCTCACAACTGACAGTAAAATTCAATGAACCCAACCCGGCAAACAGGGTCTCAGAAACAGGATAAAATACCAGTAAATGCATAAGTCGAGGATAACCTCGGCTTATATCATTTTATCAAATTAAACAACTTTTTAAGTCTTTTCTGCGTAAACCCATCCGCCATGAAGTCAATATTTTTATGGCATAAATTAAATCTAATATCTGTAATAATATCGGATTGAAGAAGTTGCAGTTTATCTATCGGCAGGTCAAACTGCACGTTCACATTTGTCATTTTCTTAACTCCACCAGTAGAAATTCCTGCTCCCCAATGGATAGTATGGCCTTTTTCTTTGATATTGCTATTTACAATATTGCCCGACAATTCAATAATATCCCCCCTTTTAGTCAAAAATGCGATAGAAACAGTTTCATCGACATCTACTATATCTTTAACATTTGATATTAAAGCATATAAGAATAAAGAATCATTAACACGTCTGAGTTTATAGTCTACGTAAGGCCTGGACGTTTTAACAACGCTTGTCTCGATTATACTATCTCCTGTGAACTTATCTATTTCATTTATAATAATTCGTTGTGCACATACGCTCCCTAATAACAAGGTAAATACTACGAAAAATACTAATTTTTTCATATGATTTAAATTATGTATATAATAACAAATTTACAATTTCAAATTGAAATATCCAAGTACAAAGACGAGGAACGGTAAAAATCCATTCCTCGTCTTTGTATTTATATGTTTATAATACTTCCTACTCCCTCTCTTTTACCTCCAGCACCGTCCCACATTTTGGGCAAATTATCGTGTTGGACTTAGGTGCAAATAGCTCAGTAATATTCACTTCAAGAGCAGAGGCAATGCGCTCTAAGGTTTCTACAGTAGGATTTCCTGTCATAGCCCTACTTATTGCAGGCTGTTGCATTTTAGCTTTTTCAGCCAAATCAGCCATTGTCATTCCTTTTTCTGCTAATATTTCCTTTATCCTCATAACATTTAAATTATGTCACAAATATAGGCTATTAATAACACTTATGCAAATAAGCAACCCAAATTATAATATATGTGTTAAAATATTTTGAAATTAATTGCTCAAAAACTTGCTTATATATATCCTATATGTTATATTTGCACTATAAAAATAACATAACTGATATAACCGCCATGAAAGCAACCTACAACAAATCGAAGATCATGCGCAACGCTTGGTATCTGAAACGCGCCAACGCCTCAATGTCGTTCTCGGCCTGCCTCAAGAAGGCTTGGCGCAATGAGAAGTTGGCGATGCTGACGGCGAAGATCGAGAACCGTCCGACGGAGCAGCCGAAGGCCACGGAGTACCGCCCGCAGCTACTGACGGTGCCCGCGGACTATTACGGCAACAGCAGAACGTACTACGGCGACTAAAAAATAGCGAGATTCAACCAAAATCACGATAAAATTATGAAAAAGAACGTAAACACGACGAGTTCCCCGGAAATAGATTGGCGGGCGGAGTATTGGAAAGGTGTACGCGATTACATCGAACAGGGTGATCGCCTTATCAAGGCACACCAGCGAATAGTCGAACTAACAAAAGAGCTTATAGAATGCCGTGATATTTTGGCCGGCAGGCGCACAATCAATCAATACCAATGCAAAACCAGCAAACTAAGTTAATACCATGACCACAGCATACGACCATGAACGACATAATTGAATCAGCGGATCGTCTTGCAACCTTACTCGCAGTGCAAAACGCTTGTATAGAACGCATATTGGCAATACTGGACAAATAATCACAATTTAAATATCAATGCCTATGAAAAAACAATCGCTTCCGGAAACGGATTATCAAATTCGCTGCATCGAAGCCGAGCGAAAAGCGCAAGATTTCGAAAGCGCCTACTTCAAGGCCGAAGAGCGCTATTCCAACCTAATGGACGCCTATATCAAACTACAAGGTTACTATCTTGAATTGCTGGGCGCTGAAAAATCACCCCGCAACAAAATCAAAGAGATCGACCCGTTTATTCTGGTCAAGATGGGCCGCGGGATGAATATCGCACAATGTAAATAGACCAACAGCTATGAACAATATACAAATCTTCAATAATGAACAGTTCGGGCGTGTACGGATTATTATGTCCGACGAAAACAAGCCGATGTTTCTTGCGAATGATGTAGCGAGATCATTAGGATATATGCGGACAGCGGATGCAATTTCAACACATTGTAAAGGGGTCGCCATTTTGCCGACCCCTACCGATGGCGGCATTCAAAGGGTGAAATACATCCCCGAATCCGACGTTTACCGTCTTGTCATGCGGTCGAAACTCCCGCAGGCCGAACAGTTCCAGGACTGGGTATGCAATGAAGTTCTCCCCACGATCCGCAAGACTGGCGGATACGTGTCGGCCAAAGAGACGGACACGCCCGAAATGATAATGGCACGTGCCGTGCTGGTAGCCAATGACACTATAGCCCGCCAGAAGCAACAGTTGGAGCAGGCACACAAGCAGGTCGCAGCGCTCGCCCCGAAAGCCGAACTAATGGATAAAGTACTGGACACAGACCAGAAGATCGACGTCGGGCAGGCGGCAAAGATTTTGAACCTTCCCTTCGGCCGCAACACGCTCTTTCAACAGCTCCGTGAACGCGGTATATTCTTCTGCAATCGCAATGAGCCTAAGCAAGAGTATATTAACCGTGGTTATTTCGAGTTAAAGGAGAAGTTGATAGACCGCAACAACCACGAATCGTTCACGGTTATAAAAGTCCTCGTGACGCAGAAAGGGTTGGATTTCCTCGCAAGACAATTCGAAGTAGTCCAAACGCCAAAGAAGATGGCACCGATAAAGTAACCCCCGTATACCACTATTTCCACACCACGTTGGGGGCGCCTCGCAGAAATGCGGGGCGTTTTTATTTCCTTCCTTCCAACCTCACTACAAAGTGTAGTTAACTACATCTTAACGGTGTAGTATAGGGGGATAAAAAAGTCGGAGAAAAATTTGCATTTTGCTAATACGTGCATTATATTTGCAGCACGAATAAGATATAGACGTACGGGTCTATCCGTATAATGTGTAAATGAAAACAACTGTATAGAGCCCTAAATAGTTATTTTAGGGCTCAATTTTTTTAGCTACTAACTACACTAAATTTATGGCTGCAAATAAATTTTTCCAGCAAGAGCTTTTTAAATTCTCCATTTTCCCAAAATATCAAAGTTGCATTGATGATTTGGCTACAAATCTTGCCGACCCAGAGGAGTGGGACTTTTCAGATGACAAGAGAAAAAGTCACTCCATACTGAAAAATTATTTAGAACACATCTTCCGAAAATTGAGAGCAGAAAACAAAATCTGCTTTACAGCCAATAACGAATATTGCTGCTTCAATACTGGGCTTGTCACTAAAAACCTGGAAGAAATATTTGCCTTCTTCTTCAAAAATAAAAATCAAGGTGAAGGAGTTCCGCCCTATGTTTTTAAATGTTTTTGCAAAAAAAGCGATGGTGCATTATTGCGAACATTTAAATCATCTTTGCCCAAGATAGCAGATTTTTTTCAAAAACCCGAAGACTTACTTTTTAATCCCAACTGCGAACTTATTCCTGATATAGATCATATCATCCAAGATAACCTAAGTCGTTTCCCAGCTGCTATGCAAGGGAGTGGTGATGCTGAAATTCGTCGCCGGTTGGAAGGGGCTATTGATGAAGCTCGTAAAAAAGTGAGAACGAACTATAAAACTGCGGTGCCCCAATTCTATGGCAATAGGATTCAACTATTGTTGCCACTATGTTTAACACCCAACTCCCCCAATCCTGATTTAGCATTGGTTGTACATAAAATTGAAAATAACACATATACCGCACGCACATGTCTGACGCTTAAAATGGCTTATAATAATGCCCGATTAATTGTTAAGCCTCAGAGCACATGGTTAAAACCGTAAAAATCATACGTAATTTAATACTGCCATTGTATTATGACTAAAGCAGGGAGAAATCCCTGCTTTTTTATTGATATTTTTACAGCTCCCCATTGTTATTAAAATGCACAGTCACACATTTGCACAGAGGCTTGAGGAATCGCCGAGCCCTTGATGCAAATGATTATTTACTCTCCGACAGGAACAGAAATATTGGACGCGCCAGTCACCAAAGAGGCTATCATCAAATATGTCCTCATGGGAGACTACTATATCGAGCTGCCCTTTAATCTCCTTGAACCAACGACATTTGCTCGTGGTTCCTACATCACATATAAAGGCCGCAAGTTCGAGATTATGTCCACGGTGCGCCCGGAGTTCGACAACAAGACCGGCGGCTATAAATACACTCTCAAATTCGAGGCTCAGCAAAACCACATGAAGCGTTTCGTGTGCTTCTGGCTGGGTGGGGACAATCCCGAAGCCGTATTTCACAACACCACAGACCTCGAATCCTTCGCGGCGTTGATCGTCGCCAACATGAACAAGCAGCTCGGAGGCGAAAACTGGCAGGTAGGCACAATCACCGTTGACAATCCTAAAGCTACGAAGCTTGTATCGTTCAATGGCGATAAGTGCTGGGACATCCTCAATACGATTGCCGAGACCTTTGAGACGGAATGGTGGACAGAGGAAAACGGCGACCTCGTATCGTTATGCTTTGGCAAACTGGACTTCGGATCTCCCGAAGAGTTCAGACAGGGGAATGTAGTGAAAAACATTCCCGCAAAGAAAGGGGATGATTCGAGCTACGGCACCCGGTTCTACGTCTTTGGCTCTACTCGCAATCTCACAAGCGACTATGGGCAAGCTCCGCAAGGAGGTGAAACGAATCATGTATCTGAAATTCGGCTTCGCCTGCCGGACGGACAGCGGTATATCGACGCAATACCCGGTATTTCGGGAAGCGACATTGTAGAGCAGGTCGTGTTCTTCGATGACATATACCCCAAGAATACGGAGACGGTCACCAGCATTGAGACCGTAGACCGGGAGATCATCGAAGGGCAAACAGATAAGGCGTATGTCATGTACTGCAAAGACACGCCGTTCCTGCCTTCGGACATGATCGAAGGCGAAACCCTGGGCGCAACTTTTACGAGCGGCAGTCTTATGGGACGGGATTTTGAGCTAAGTATAAACTACAAACCGGAGACGTGGAAACCCGAGGATGGATTCGACAAGAAGTTCGAGATCATCGCGCAAGTAGAGACATCCGGTGAAAGCCAGCTTATCATCCCCAACGAAAGCCTGCATCCCGAGCCTGGAGATACGTTTGTCATCACGGGCGTAAAACTACCTAAAGAAAGGATCGAGGAGGCTGAAAAGGAGCTTCTGAAGGCCGGGGAATCATATGCTGCGAAACACAGCAGCGACACGGACGTATACGACTGCGAAACCAATCCCGTATACTGTCAGGAAAACAAAAAGAATTACGATGCAGGACAGGCGGTTCGCCTTGTGGATCCACGCTTCGGAGAAAGCGGCCGCTTATCACGCATCCAGGGATACGAAAAGAAACTCTATAATGAGTATATCGCCACATATACGGTAGGCGACAATACGGCATATTCCCGTATCGGCAACATTGAATCGGAGGTGAAGGCAAACCTGTACGCACAGCGCATAGGCGTTACCGAATCGGGAGCTTCAATCTACCTTATCACCCGCTACGATTCCACTGCCGCCGCAGACTACAATGCCTATTCCGCCATGCGTGCACTATGGGAATTCGCCAACAAACAGTTCCCGGACACATTCAAAGGTAAAATGACCTTTGACGACGGTGCCCAGTTCGGGAACTTCGCATCCGGGATGACAGGCTTGGGCGGCATGATTGACAAGAAAGGGAACGCAGAGATGCAGAGCCTGAAACTTCGGGGATTCCTGGAGGTACCAGAACTCCGCTACAACCGTGTCGAAATATCCATGGGCGATACGTGGTATGCTCCAAGTGCCGGGATCATCGAAAGCGTCGACACCACGGCCCAAACCATCACCCTCAAGCTCGAAGAAGGCGAAATCGGAAGTCCTCGGGTCGGGGATATATGCATGGGCATCTTCCACAATTTGAACACTTCGGAGAATGCAACCGCGGATTATGACGACGGACGTGGCAACAGGCGCTTTGCCGGGTTCGCCACCTGCTATTTCCGCATCACCGAGGAGCTGGACACTACAACTTACAAGACCTTCAAGTATCAACTACGCCCGGTATCGGGAGCTTACCCCACCCAATATCATCCGGCGGCGGCGATGACCTTCGTGGGCTATGGCTCCTTCTCGAATGAGGATCGGCAGACCTCCCGCTACGAAACCCGGACATACCAGCGTTATTTAACGGGAGTTTCCGATTGGGAGTTCACTGCGTCCAATATCGCCGCGCAATATGGCGACCTGTCAAACCTGTCCATATTCGGAATAGAGATGAGGGGGTATTCGGCATACCTGAACAACATCTATATGTCGGGCGTCATCCAGCAATTCACGCCCGGCGGCGAAGAGGTGCCCACGATCATAGACCGCGGAGTGTGGAGCGCCACGGAAACATACAACCGCAACGACGACGTATATTGGAACAACGGGCACTGGCGCTGTCTGGTCGACGGCACAAAGACCGAGCCCGACAAGGATGCCGAGGAGTGGGTATACTTAGGCGGATACGGGGTGCTCGAAACAATCAGCATATTCAAAAAATCGGAGAGCGAACCGGCGAAGCCTACGGAGCTTAAAATACCGCCCGAAGGCTGGACGACGGAGACGCTCCCGATGTCAGATCAACGTCCTACATGGATGTGTACCGGCACCGTTGTCGACGGGGAGGTCAAATCATGGTCTGATCCTCAGCGCATATCGGGGGAACCGGGATCCGATGGGAAGGACGGCAAGGATTACGAGTGGATCTTCGCACGCACATCGGAATACAAAGCCCCTGCACAACCGCCCACCTCACAGCAGGACGATTACGTTCCCTCGCCCTCCGAAACCTCGGACGGGCAGGTGTGGACGGACGATGCCGTCGGGCCCGATAACGACAACCCTTATGAGTGGGCAAGCAAGCGTGTGAAAGTAAATGACACGTGGGGCGAGTTCACACACCCTGCGCTTTGGGCAAAATTTTCGTTCGACGGAGCGCCGGGTGTCGACGGAACCGATGTAGAATGGATATTCAAACGCACAAGCTCCAACACGGCCCCGAATACGCCGTCTACCAGCGACGAGGACGGATATGTTCCGAGCGGTTGGACGAACAACCCCACGGGCCCGAATTCCGAGCGCCCCTACGAATGGACTTGCGTACGCTATAAGACAGGCGGACACTGGGGCGGATATTCAGGAGCATCATTGTGGGCGAAGTGGTCGTTCAATGGCGAGGATGGCGTGGATGGAGAAGGTGTAGAATACATATTCACACGTACGAAAACCGAGGATCCGGGCACTGTTCCGGAAGTCCCCACAGCTGCTGAATACGATAATCCCCCGGCACCATGGACGGATGACCCCACGGGAGTAGATGCCACATATCGCTACGAATGGGTATCGAAACGCAACAAGGTAGAGGGCACTTGGGGCGCATTTTCCTCGCCCTCGATTTGGGCGCGGTATTCTTACGACGGGCAACCGGGGAACTGGACATCCTATGTATTTAAAAATAGCGATACGGAGCCAGCAAAGCCTACTTCCTCCGACCCCATTCCGTCCGGATGGAGTGACGCGCCCACTGGTGTCGGTATATGGTGGATGTCCAAGGCTACGATAGACGCATCGACCGGAAAGGCCGGGGCGTGGTCGACGCCTATCCGCGTAACGGGCGAGGATGGGGAGCCGGGGCCGCATACTGACTTCAAATACGCCAAGAATAACAGCACCACCACGGCGCCGGCGCTGGTCAAAACGGATCGCACCCCCGCAGGTTGGAGCGACACCCCGCCGTCGCTCTCTTCGGGTGAATATCTGTGGATGACCCAGGCGGAAATAGACGCCGACGACAATCTGTTGCACCCGACGGTAGGCTGGGCAACTCCGGTACGCATATCGGGAGAGCAGGGCCCTAAAGGTGATGACGGCGCCCCCGGCGAAGACGGTGCCCCCGGCAAGGATGGCTTACAGGGTTGCATAATCCGCCTCACGGAATGGGCGTCGGGCGTCGAATACCGCAATGACCTCGACCTTGTCTCCAATGGCCCCAGATACATAGACATAGTTACGATCTATGCGAACAACAAACAGCTGAAATTCCAGTGCAGCCAAACGCACACTTCGTCGAACTCCAACAAACCGACGGCGGGATCCGCATCGGCATATTGGCAACAACTCAACGACATGGTGCCGATATATACGCCCCTGTTGTTCGCAGAGAATGCCGTCATCAACTTCCTGCAAGGTATGGAGTTCGTGGTGCACAACTCCAAGACGGACATTTCCGAGAATACCATCATCGCAGGGCTCGTGGGCGGCGATATTCCCCTGTTCGTCGGGAGCAACACGCCGTCGAATGCGCCGTTCAGGGTTGCTAAGGACGGGTCATTCGTGGCCACCAAAGCCGATATTACAGGGACTATCAACGCATCGAGCGGAACGATAGGCAACTTTACAATTGACGAAGGAGCATTAAAATCCACAGACAGCTTCGGTGAGATGCTTCTATCTTCCAATCTGATTAAGTTTACCGGCAGTAAGACTAATCTTTATCTTGGAGTCGACACCTGGCCGGCATCAGCGGGTGGTGCCCTCTATGGGCCTATAAGAGCAGAAGTAAGCCGCAGCGTAGCCAGCGGCACGGCAGGCAATTACGGAGTGTATATAAATGTCACCGGAGCAGCATTATCGGATGGAACCACTACCGCTGCACGTCAGTCCGGAAACCATGCCTTATATATCCCAGAGGGGTTCATAACGGGTTTCAGGCTGAGGAATGTGCGAACCTCTTCCAATAGAACCCTGACCGACATGGACAGCGTGGTGTTCAGTACGGCTACGAGCGAGATTACGCTGACTTTACCGTCTTCACCAAAACAAGGGCAGATTTATTTCATCCGAAAGGTCGGCAGCGGCAATGTCAAGTTGACGCGCGGGAATACCCAGCACAGGATATGCACCAATTCCAACTCTCAAAACAACACTGAAATTACCTTGGATTGGGGTAAGCTGTGGATCATATTGTGGGATCATATGAACAGTATGTGGACGGCCAACTGGTGCCAATATTAACACAAAAACAGGATATATGAAAACATTGAATTTAAAAGAGTTCAAACTGTTCACCGACATTTCCCGCGCCGGGCATATTGTCGTCGATGCAAGGAAAGAGTTTGCCAACGCCATATACATGGGCATGAACGGCATCGTAGCGCATGACCTGGCATTCCGCATCCTCCACAGCGAAGGCGGCATCGAAGTTTCCGACGAGGAGGAATTGATTATCGTTGATACCGCAAAGATGTGCAAGGCGGTATTCTATGACAGTATAATGTCCGCCCTCAAGAAAGAATAAACACTCGAAAGGAATATGAAACGCATCCGGATAGGCAAGGACATAGAGATACATTGGCCGATACTCACCAATGGGCAGCAGGTAGCACTCGAAGGGCGCGACCTGAGACTCTTCGTCCATTTGCCTTCGCATATGGACATTCCCGTCGATTTCACCACCGAAGGCAACACCGCGATTTTCACCATCAGCGGAGCAATGCAAAAATCCATCGGGGTGTACCGTCTCACCATGTGGGAGAATTTGCAGAAGAGAGGGCAAACGGCGGTCGACTACTGCAAGGCCTTCGAATTGGTTCCTACGACACTTTTGGAAGGTGGCGAAGACGAAAGCAACCTTACAACGGAAACTGTCAACCTTGAGGCGTCAAGCCTTGTTGTTGGATTGCCCGGCGAGAGTGCTTACGAGGCATTCAAGAAATACAACCCGAATTCCGAACTTACGGAGGAAGAATATGCCGAAGCCCCTATCGACGCTGCAAACGCCGCGAACGAGGCGGCAAAAGCGGCAAATGACGCTGTAAATAAGGTCGGGAATATTGACAAACTCCTTGCCCAAAAGGTCGACAAGGAAGAAGGGAAAGGGCTTTCGACGAACGACTACACCGACCAGGAGAAGGAGAAGCTGGCCGGGCTCTCCAACTACGACGACACGGAGATAAGGAAGGAGTTGTCCGACAAGGCATCCAAGCAGGAACTGACGGAAGCTGCGGCGGACACGCTGACTGAGGCAAAGTCGTACACGAACACCGAGGTTGAGAAGGCGAAAGAGGTAATAGGTGAAGGTATCGGTCAGTTGCTGCCCTTAATTGGTAATGACATAACCGCTGGAGACGCGGATACGCTCAAAGAGAGCAAGTCGTACACGGACACCAAGACGACAGAACTATGGAATAATGTCAGCGATGTGTTTGACGCCACGTCCGAGGAGCTCAACAGCAACATATCCGGCGGGGATGCGCGGACTCTGACCGAGGCCAAAAACTATACGGACAAGGCGATCTCAGAAATTCCCACCCCGGACGTAAGCGGGCAGATCGAGCGGCACAACACCTCCCCCACGGCGCATCCCGACATTCGGGAACTGCTCAACACCTGCGTAGGACTGCCGGAGTTCAACGACAAAACCTACGAGCTGACCTTCACGACAAAGGGCGGTGCCAAGTTCATCATCGACCTGCCTATCGAGATGATGGGGCTGCATTACAACGAGGATACCCAATCTATCGAGTTCGTAAATGCCGACGGCTCCATATCCTCCATCCCGGTTTCTGACTTCGTGAAAGTGTATGTCGGCTCTATCGGTTCCGAGATACAGGTTACGGTCGAAGGCTCCGAGATCCGCGCCTCCCTGCTCAACAACACCGTATCCTGGGACAAGTTGACACTTGCATTGCAGGAGATGATCCAGGGCAAGGCCGACCGCACGGAGCTTCCCACGAAACTGTCCGAACTGGAAAATGATTCCGGATATGTGACTTCGGAAGAATTGAATACTGAATTAGGCTACAAAGACCACGTAGCCTACATCCTCAAGGACTTTACGAAGAGCTATTATAATAATACGGGCTCGGACATCACGGATCGGAGCATGGTCGTTACGCCTACGCAGTCAGGCGTGACGTCTAACTTCTCCCTGACCAGCCGCATTCCGGTCGCAGCTTCGGACTTTATTTTCGTGCGCATGAAGCTGCGCGTGGACAAAGAGTGCTCTTTGCGGATCATCACCTATTCGGACAATCTCGACCAGCGGGGCCGCTGGTTCGTCCTCAAGGCAGACCGCACCTACGAAATCTACTACCGCGGCAAGGCGGCATCGGTAGCGGGACGGCTGAATGTGGGTATCAGCATATCCGCAGCCACCAATATCGGCCAAAAGGTCACCATCGAGGATTTGATCGTCACGCTCAACAACTATGACGCATGGTGCGACGCCGAGAGCCGGGCCACGCTGAAAAACTTCGACACGGACTCCTTCACTGTAGACGAGGGCGGGACGGGGCATTTCTTCTCGGTCGCGCAGGCGTGCGATTTTGCAAGGGACGCCTTCGATGTCGTGAACAACGCGGTTACGGTGTTTATCCGCAACGGCCTTTACGATCACGAGGCTCCGAAGAATGTGGCGATGGATTACCCGTATGCGATCATCAACAAGGGGGCGAACCGCATATCGCTTATCGGCGAGAGCCGCGACGGCGTCATCGTCTCGTATGAGAACAACTCCGTGAACCGCGCCAAGATCATCGAGGCGGGCGGCGAATGCACCGTCGCCAACATGACCGTCAACTGCCTGAACGACGAGAGTTATACGGACACCAGCGCCGGCGGTCACCAAGCCTGCTACTGCGTACATGTCGATTCGACATTTGCCGCCACCGAGCGATATTTCACGACGATTCGGAACTGCAAACTCTTCAGTACGTGCCATTCACCCGTCGGCGCGGGCCTTGCCGACAACCAGACCATTCGGTTAGACGGCTGCGAGTGCGTCAGCGACACGCACGTAGGCACTTCGACGGGCGCGGCCACCATCCACGCAAGCACCGATGCTGCGGCGAAAAATATGGCCGTCGAGATCATCGGCTGCCGCCTGCTGTCGCTCGACGGAACCAAAGCGCTCTACATGCCCGATGTGGCTGGCGGCGCTCCCTTCACGCAGGTCGACGTCACGCTGCTGGGCAACACCTACTATACCACGGGGCCGGAGATCACCGATGCCGACTTCTTGTCCAGGCACAAGCTCACGCCGTGGTCGGATGCTTCGTTCAGCGAAATTTCGGTTATCGCGCACTCGGACTGCACGCTCGAAGCGCGCGTGACGCACCTCGAAGGGCTGCTCGTGGAAGTGCTCTCGGGCAAAGTGCTGATCCCGGAGTTGCAGGTGAAAAAACTGGGCGTGTGGGACGACAACAACCTCGTCGTCACGGGCGAGGGTGCGCCGACGAAAGCCCCCGACCGCGCGGGGCAGTTCTATGTCGATACGAAGAACAACGCGGTCTACCACTCCGTAGGTAACGGTGCGGTGTCGGACTGGAAGAACGCTTAAACTACATACAACATGTCACAAGTCAACAAATACGCCGACAAGGCGGGTTACACGGCCGACAAGAATCGCAAGGGCACGCAGTCGGCAGTATCATACATCGAGGACGACGGGGCGCTCATCTACGACGGCGTGAACGTCGTGGTGGACAAGCCGGCTGCCGGGGTTGGTGACCTCGCGGTCTTCGACAAGACCACGGGAACTATCCGCTTCGTCAAGGGTGCGACGCTTGTTGCAGAGCAGTTGCCGCCGCAGCTTGTCCCCGTGGCAGTGGTCTATGCCCGGCAGGGCGAGCGGGTGCTGATCGTATCGCTCGAAAATGCAACGGTCGGCAGCCAGCGATGGGCATATTCTTATGAGGTTGCATTGTCGGGCTTCGACCTTGCGGCGGGAGGCTCCGCTGTCCTGTTGTTCGGCGTGGGCATTTATGAGATAGAACTACCGATAACGTATGCCGAAGGGGCATCACTGGCAGATATTGCGGCGCAAATCAACGCCGATGCAACGGTTAAATCCAAATACGGCTGGACTGCCTCCGTAGATGAAGCGACCGCACGAATCATCGTATCGTCAAACACATGGAGCCCCGAACTTGCGACTATCAAAGTCGTAAGCGGTTGTCAAATCACAAGACCACCGGAGGACGTGAATTATCAAACGACGTTGACGGGGGTGTTGATCGAGGGGGCGACTGATCCCGTCCGCCATAAGAACGGGGTTGATGCGTGGTTAGCAGGTTGTAATCCCGAAGAATTCCTGCGATACTATTCCGCCAACGGAAGCGAGAAAACCGGACAGCAACCGGGCAGCAGCGAGATTATCCGCGAAAGTGCCTTTACCGAAGAAGCCAATCCGGCATTGGTCACCGCCTATCCGACCTACCGGGATTATCTGTTCGGAGAACATTTGCTGCAATACCCCGCTGCTTATGGTGCGCTGCTGCGCGACGGCAAGACCAACACGCACCTGATCGGGCGGCTTACCTTCGAGGACATTTATGGTAAGACACAGTACCGCTACCCGGCCGCTGCGGCTGCCCTCGACTACGGCATCATGGTCGAGGGCGCAACTACCGGACTGGAAGCGGGCGCATGGTGGCTGCCATCCGTCGACGAAATCTACCTGCTCATGCACGACCGCGTGCTGACGGCTGCCGACGTGGAAAAAGACCCCGTAAACCGCACGCTGTCGCGCCTCGGTAAGGCGACCTGTTACGGGTCTAACACTACTTTTCGAACGTCATGCGAGCACAATTACGCCCTCGCGTTCGTCTACAATGGCTACACGGGCAACTTGAACGGCAACTACAAGTATGGCGCCTACTTCGTGCGTACGGTCAGTGCTTTATAACCACCTGAACCATGGAAACACAACAGCAAATCAACATCCTCGAATCGCGGCAGCTCGAATTACGGGCGGTCATGGCCAAATCCGACGACAGGGCGGCCAAATGCAGTAAGTCCGGCCTTGACTTCCGGGCTACCTATCCCCTGGATTATGAGGAGTACGAAGCGGCCAACGCGGAGTACAACGCGAACGAAAAGACCCTTGCGGAGCTGAGGGCCCGGCGTGCCGAAGAGCTGGCCGCCGAAGAAACGGTTATGGACTTTCAAAATATTGAGCAATGAAGATGTATATGACCAACAAGCCCAACGGCGAGCCGTTCTATCCGGTAACCGTAGCCGAAGCCGTGCTTGTTTCCGAAAACGAAACTTTAGCCGCGGTGCTGCAACGGCTCGAACAGAGGATCGCAGAATTGGAGAAGTCGGAAGCGGCGCCCGAGGCGCAGGCAGAAGTACTATCCGAACAATAGAATACATCCTATGGAGGCATTGTGGAGATTTATAGAAAGGCTCTGCGAGAAAGTATGGCAGGTGTCGATAGGCGCCCTGGTGTACATGTTCAACGCCATAGCCCCGATACACGACATACTGACGGCCTGCATGATTATATTCGCCGCGAACTTTTTCACGGGCCTGTTCGCCGGCGTGCTCGTGCAGCACGAAGGATTCATATTCCGCAAGGCTTTCAAGTGCATATCCGAGGCTGCGGTAATATCGGGACTGATGGCCATGATACTGCTCGTCGGGGACAACATCGACAACCATGACGGGGCGATGTCGGCGATCTCGCTCGCAGTATATGCCCTGATATATTTCTACGGGGTCAACATCCTCAAGAACCTGAACCGCATATTCCCGAAGAACCGATACATCGACTTCCTGTACTATGTGCTCTCGTTCGAGATGATTAAGAAGATTCCCTATTTGGAAAACTACAAACAAAAACAAAAGGACAAATGAAAAAGAAATGGATCGTATGGAGCATCGTTGCGGCCGTGGCCGTAGTGCTCGGAATCGTATTCCCGCGTTACATCCTCGTGGGGGTTGTTTGTGCTATGGCCGGATGGGTCGGGCATATCCTGTACACTAAACACATCGCGCAATGACACCACGCGGGCTGCGGAACAACAATCCGCTTAACATCGAGAAGACACGGGGCGGCAATCCCTGGCAGGGCGAGGTCGTACCGTCGAAAGACAAGCGTTTTGCGCAATTTACGACGGTAGCATACGGCTATCGGGCAGCCTTCAAGCTGTTGAACAACTACCAGCGTAATTACGGGTTGGACACGATCCGCAAGATGATCGGCCGCTGGGCCCCGTCGGAGGAGAACCACACGGACGCCTATGTCCGCACCGTGGCGGAAAGATCGGGGGTGCCCGCCGACAGCCGGATCACCACGACCAACCGCGACGTGATGGTTCCCATCGTTGCGGCCATGTCGTTTGTAGAGAATGGCGTCGAGGCCAAGATGCTCGACGTGCAGGCCGGGTGGGATTTGTTCGTAAAGGCATGAAACGCTTGATCCTCTACCTGCTCGCCGCCCTTGCGGCCGGGGTGCTGCTCTTCGGCTGGGGATACCG